GGGATGACCCAAATGAAATGGATGAAGAAATGGTAAAGCGTTGGAACGAGACAGTTCGTCCTAACGATAAAGTTTATCATTTAGGTGATGTTGTGATTAACCGCAAAGCATTAAAGACACTAGCTAGGTTAAACGGCGATAAGGTCTTAATCAAAGGTAACCATGACATTTTTAGATTAGATGAGTATACGCCGTACTTCCGTGATATTCGCGGATATCACGTAATGAATGGTATGATACTAAGTCATATCCCTGTTCATGAAGAAAGCTTAGCCAGATTCGGCACAAACATTCACGGACATCTGCATTATAACCGTGTGAAGGCTGAAGTGTGGGGTGAGTACAAAATTGATCCTCGCTATCACTGTGTCTGTGTTGAACACACTGATTATCGTCCGATATTGTTTGAAGATGTAATCAAACGTATCAAAGAAGAAGGAGGAACAGTAGGATTCAAGAACGGAAACGGTCCAGTAATGTAAAATAGACCCTTCGGGGTCTATTTTTTTGGCTATTTTCTATAGTCCAAATGTCTAGTGTTTTAACTGCGTATATTGTACACTGCAACATTGCTGTTAAATACTATATGAAAAAATTAATCCTATTCACAATACTGCTTTTTTCTTTTGCAGGTGTTGCAGAGGCAAAACATAAACACAAGCATAAAACCGTTGCACACAAGCAGGTTAAGCAAAAGAAAAAACAATCCTACATCAGCACTAATACATCATGGATTTTAATGAATGTAACTGATAATGCTGTGGTTGTTGATAATTTTGGTGATCATAAAGCAAGCATCGCAAGTATCAGCAAATTAATGACAGTGTATACTGTGTTAAATGCAAATCAAAATCTTGATGAAATTTTAACTGTACAAACACGGTTGGGTAATCACACAAGATTATCACCTGGCATGAAGTTATCCAGAGAAGATTTAATTAAGTTAGCATTAATTCATAGTGACAATTTAGCAGCACATACACTTGCTGAAAACTACCCTGGTGGATATGACAAATTCATTTATACAATGAATTCAAATGCAAAAAATATATTGATGGAAAATACAGTTTTTCACGATCCTACCGGACTTGATGCAGGTAATAGAAGCACAATGAAGGATATTATTTTCCTTACAAATGCTGCAAGCCAGTTTCCTATAGTAAGAGAGGCAGCACAGAGTGACAAAGTTGTTGTGTCAGCAAATAAGAATAAAAGAAAGTATGTAATTAGTGCAAGACCAACTAGTGACTTTTTTGGTAAAGAAGGAATCGTAACTATAAAAACTGGATTTACAAATGCAGCGGGATTTTGTATAACTATGTTAATTAGTAAAGAAAACAAATTATATAATCTTGTAATTTTAGGGGCTAGATCAAGTCAAGAAAGAAAAAGAATTATAGAAAGATCACTCAGTACAATAAAGTATACATAAATACAATTAGTAGTTCTAACCTAGTGAGACCAATCATGACAAATAAGGTAAACGAAATAGAAGAATTAGAAGAAGAAGTTTATGAGGATTGGCAGTATGAAGAAAGCGGTAAAAAGGCAAGTGAGTTTATAGAAAACGAAATTATGCCAAAATTGCATGAATTTGATTTTGGCAATGAAGATGAAGATTATATATACGGAACAGCAACATTCGGTGTATTAGTAGAAATTCTTCCGTTACTTGCACAACTGGGCTATAATAAAGATGACATTATTGAACAAGTGCATCAATATTATGATTTTGTAGACAGTAGGATTTTGCATTAATGGTAGTAGATTTTTACTATCAACACAATAAAAAAAGTCCTGTACATGAAGTAATAATTACTCAGCTAGCAACAACACTAGCTACCATCTTAGACCTACCTAATAAATTACAAGTTTGTCTATACCCTTTTTTAGATAACGTATACGGTGGTATAGATAAACGAGTTCCAAATAGATTTGGCATTAATATAAATCTATCACTAGAGCAATTTCCGAAAATTGTAATACATGAACTAATACATATTCACCAACGTCATGTTGGATTACTTGAAATTAGAAATGGGCACTACTACTGGAGAAAAATACCCTACAGCAATAAATTACCAGAAGAAATGAGTTATGAAGAATACCAAAATTGCCCTTGGGAAAAAGACGTTGAAAATCGTGTTGACAAATTGTTAACAGAAGTATTAGAGTTAATAAAAAAGCAACAACAAGCCAAAATTGACAATAAATCAGCATAGTGCTATAATAGCACTATGACTAGAAAACGCCGCTCAGATCGTAATCATATCATTTATGTAATTACTAATACTGCAACAAACGAGCAGTATATTGGTATTACGGGTGTGAACAGTACGGTCAAAAAATCATTGTTTGTGCGTATCAGAAAGCACGTGCAACGTGCCTATGCTGAAGATAAGGCATGGGGCTTGTATGAGAATATTCGCAAATATGGTACTGGTGTTTTCAATTATGGCATCGTAGAAATTGTGCGTGGTAAAGCACAAGCACACCAACGTGAGACAGAATTAATTAAACAATATTGCCCTAAACTCAATACATTTAAATAAAAATAGTATATAATACAAATATGCGTAGATTACAAACACAGTTGTTACTTACCACTTGTGCCTTGATTATATCATGGCTATTGTTTTTCGGGTTCGGTGTTTATAGTTGGAATAGACTTAATGACATTGAAAAATATAGTGTAACATATGATTGTGACCTAGCTGAAAAATTAGATTCAACGCCTTTAGAAGTGAAGGCTAAATGTGCAAGACTAAAAAATAAAAATGAGAAAACTGGTTCGTGATGGTAAAGTTGCTGTATTAGTATCGTCTGGCTTCGGTGCAGGGTGGTATAGTTGGCACTACAATAAAGAATTGTTATTTGATCCTGACGTTGTTAAGATGTTAGAACTTGATTGGCCACGGGAAAGAATACTTGCACATTGCGAGAAATTTTACGGTGAAGATTTCTATTATGGTGGCATAGAGGGGTTATCTATAGTGTGGGTCAATGAAGGTTCTAAATTTAGAATTGATGAGTATGATGGTTCAGAAAGACTAGTAAAACTTACCGATGATGATTGGATTGAAGCATGAAATTACTGAAAAGGAGAATATATGAAAGTTGAACTAAATAATGATGCAGTTGATGCAATTTTTCGTAGTATTTTTATTGAAGATTATAATATGCTAAAATCCGACATACAAAATTTGAAGGATAGCGGTGAACTACCACCACATAAACAAGAGGATCTAAAAGCTAATAAAAAATATCTAAGTGCAATGGAAACTCTTATGACATATTATATTGGCTATGATTGGGAAGCTGAAGTAAACACCAAAAAAATAAAGAAGGATAAGAAAAAGAAAGATAAAAAAAAGTCCAAAAAAGAATTGCAGGAGGAAGTATGATGAAATATGCTCAAATGGAAGTGTTTACAAATGAAAACGGCGAAGCCGTAGTGCAACTTCCTGATGATTTAATTTTGGATTTAGGTTGGCATGAAGGTGTAGAGTTAGAATGGGAAATAGAGGATGATGGAAGAGTTATCCTTAAAAAGGTTGAACAAGAAGATGCGGATAAAGAATGGGTAATAGTAGAAGCAATTTCTCAATTTAGACACCGTTACGCTGTGCAAGTGCCTAAAGGTAAAGCAGAATATGCACTTGATACCGTAACCATGAATGAAGCAAAAGAAATGAGTCAACACCATTTAGGTGAAGTTATTATAAGCCATCGGGTAGTATCAGAGGATGAAGCTATTGCACAAGCTTACGAGGATAACGATTATCTGTTGAGTTGGTCTGAAGATCAAATAAAGAAAAATTTATTTACATATTGGGAAAAGAATGGCAACATCAATAAGGATGAGGAATCCCAACACTGGGATAATTAAAAGAGGTTATTACGGTTTTAGTTGGACCTATTTGTTTTTTGGCTTTTGGGTGCCCGTATTCCGTGGGCACTATCCATTAGCGTTTATGCATTTCTTAATTTGGCTATTCGGTGTTGTTACACTTACGTGGCTTCCTGTGCAAATAATGATGGCATTTTTCTTTAATAAGTTTTATACCAGACGATTAATTGAGGATGGTTATAGGTTTTTTGATGATATGATAAAAGTTAACGAGGCATGTGAAATTTTAGGGGTAGAGCAATGACAGTATCTAGTAATGTCACAAAAGATTGGAACGAAACTGATTGGAAAAGATTTAGTGATTGGTTAGACGGCGCACTAAAAACAAATACCATAAAGGTAACATTTACCAAAAAGGATGGAACCGAACGTGTAATGAATTGTACACTACAACCTAATTTATTACCATTAGTAGAAACAAAGCAAAAAGAACGAGAACTTATTAAACCAAAAGACTACATGGCTGTTTACGATTTAGATTTAAAAGAATGGCGTAGTTTTGTTATCAAAAGTGTAAAGGCTTTTGAATTTACTATTAGTTGACAGTAAATCCAAATCCTAGTACAATAATGGAATCATAAATATTGTACTAGGTTATCAAAATGAAAAAAGAAGTTATCAGTTTTACAACACAAGTCAAAACTAGGGCACACCGTGTTCTTTTTGACAACGACCTCCCTTTCAAGCCCAAAGTTGTCAAAAGCAAAATGTTGTTCAAAAGACAACAAAAACATAAAAAATCTTTACCCGAAATTTGACAATAAATCCGTTTGGCGATATACTAACGGTATAGTCAATAACAAGGAGATTCAAATGTTTCAAGTCCAACACTACGGTATGTTTACTGAATATGGTAACAGAGTCATTGATGGTCTTGTAATTGCTGCAAAAGAACTCAATTGGTCAGTTGCCCAAGTAACCGAAATGATGGAAGATATCTCTACGGTACGTGGTCTGCATGAAGCTAATGACACTATGGTTCGTGAGATGGTTTATAATGCAGTTTTTGGTTGACAATAAATTGATTTGGGCATATACTAACGGTATAGTCAATAACAAGGAGCGAAAAAATGTCAAAACTTACTGAATACACCCTGGAACTGTACAAAGCAGACAAGCGAGTTAAAAAAGCCGATCGTTATGGTAAGAGCAAGCCAGGTCTGCGTTTTTATCAAGTAATGGACTTTGCTCCTGTTACTAAGGATTATATTGAAACCGTAGCAGAGCAAAAACGTAAACTGGGTTTTGTTGTTGAAATTTTTGAAACTTTTGTTACTCGCAAGAATTTGATTGGTGGTAAAGAGTTTCAGGAGCGTTATGACACTCCTTACTATTGCAGCCCTTCTTCTGAATCGTATTGGAGTATGTAAAATGAAAAATCTTATTGATATGATTCCTACTCCTACCCCTGAACAGGGTGATAAGATGGTTAATCTAATGCTTGCATTTGTTGCAGGATTTATTTTCGCATTGCTAGTTTTCGGAGGCTAATTTGGGCTATAAAGTACTCGGTGAGCGTGACAATAAGTGGCAACCACGCAAAGGTCTTGAGGGTCCTTTCTTTTACGCTGACGGTCGTGTATTGTACTACGATCCGAAAGAAGGTTCTTACTGGGATCCACTGACCGACTTTTATGTTGAGCAGGAAGAAATGAATCAGATCCATGCATATCTTGCAAAGGTGCTTTCAAAATGAACGAACGAATTAAACTACTTGCCGAACAATGCTGGAACGAGCGTCCAGAAGGGCAATTGCATTTTGACAACGAAAAATTCGCCGAGTTGATTGTGCGGGAATGTGCCGAGTTTGCCAGGCAACATAATTTAGAAAAGGCAGACCGAAGCCATATGATTCATAAAGCAATTAGAGAACACTTTGGAGTTGATGAATGATTTATACACTTTTTATTTGGACGGTTGTTGCTGCCAGCGTGGAATCACATTTGCCTGCACACAAGCACATGGATTGGCGACCACTGGCTACCGTGGAGTCATATGAGTTGGATAAATCTCATGACAAGATGATGGCCAAATGTGAAGGTGTTGCGCAACAATTAAACATTCCCAAAGACAGATACCGTTGCATACGAACAAGGTGAGGTAGCCAATGTGGATCCTACTAGCCATCACTACATTGTCAGTGGATCCTCCCAGTTATGATTTTTATCCACGCAACACCACAAAGTCAATGGCTGAGTGCATGAAATTACTAGAAAGCATCCCTAAACAAGAGTTGTCAAATAATAA